TTTATGCTATGGAATTACTCTTTTTGTAGCCGGTGTTCTTGGTCATCTTGCTTTTGAATTTTCAGGTGCTAATAAGTGGTATTGTAAAAATGGTTTTGCCTGTATGAGATAAAAATTAAAATGTGTAAATTAAAATTATTTAACAACAAAGAGCCCACGCGGGGGATCGAACCCCGAACCTCAAGATTAGAAGTCTTGCGCGCTATCCAATTGCGCCACGCGGGCTCTTTGTTGTTTTAAAAAGTGAAATCATCTGGTACATCACCAGTGAATAATGGTGCGTAAAATTTAACTATTTTAATGTCCGGATAAGGTGTTTTGATATTTATATTATTAATGTATTTATTAGCATAAACCAGTGCTTTTTTGTGTCCCATTCTAGGTTCATTTAGAATGTAATACATATATAGTATGTAATTTAATTTTTTTCCTAAATGTTTTTTACAAATTTTCTTTTTAATTAAGCGCTCTTTGGATTGCGAACAACGCGCTTCTTTGGTGGAGCCTTTGGGGGCTCTTCCTTTGGGTCATCGACTACAACGGCAGCGTCTGGAACAACATCAACTGGAGGAGGCTTCTTGCGGGCAGACTTAGGCTTAGTATCGGCTACTGGAGCGGGGGGCTCCTCAAGAGCCTTCTTGTCCTTCTCGGACATTGGGAAATGAGGCTTGAGGTAACGCTGAATATTGAAAAATGTAACGGGCTGATCTGGATCGCGAAGTAGAGCCTTAAGTGCTAGACCCTCTGGCTTCTCAGTTAGAAGCATGAAACGACGGTTAGCTGGATCCTGTAGTTCGTGCTTCTTGATGTAATCGTTGATACCCTGTGTAACATCTCGGCGCGAGTGCTCTGTATCAGGCTCAAAACCTAGAAACTTACATAGCTCGTTGGAAATAGCTACTGGCTTGTGAAGAGCAGATGTCTTTGGAGGCGCATCTGGATCAACTTCCTGAGGAGGCTTGCGCGCGCGCTTGCCCTTATTTACCTCCTTCTGTAGAACCTTCATGCGTGCACTGAGACTCTTAGTAGTCTCCATGAGAGCCGAGAAATCCTTAATTACAAGATCAAACTTCTCATGAGTTGTCATTGGAGAAACAGTTTCCTGTGAATCGGTCATTTTCTTTTGTTATAATGTATTATATCATTTTTCTTTAAGTATGTTTACCCCGTGCGTTTAAATTAAAGCTACTAAAAGAAATAATAGATGTATATTTTAATTATGGAAAATACAATTGAACAAGTTGCTGACTTTATTAAGCGTTATAAATCGGTTTCTAATGTAACATTTACTATTGGAAAATACACAGAAGAATTTGGTTTTGAAAAACAATTATTTCATAGGGATAAATATGAATCTATACTAGGTTTACTCAATTCTAATCCAAATTGGGAGGAAAAGAAACAAAATAACCTCGAAAAATTTAATTCATGTCCTTATAAAATTATTGACACGATTATTTATAAAATTAAAAATAGCCCATACGATCTTATTGTAACCGCTGAAAGTAAAAGAACTCAGGAAATTTATGTTTCGGATGATTACATAAAAAAAGAACTACATTTCCTAAGGAAGTATCATACATTTCAACTTGAACATCAATATAGTATATCGAATGGAGATATATATAGTTTTATATTAAAACTACATTGTAATTCAAACCCTGATACTTACAATTCTCATTCTAGTTTACTTAAAATAATAGACATTATAAAAGTATTAGACGAGTGTAAAACAAACGAATATGTATTTGAAAAATTGTAAAAAAAAAATTAACTTAAATAAATAACATATTTAAATATACAATATGACTACTTTTAACTTCGTTGGTTTTAATGAACAGAATAAAGCTATCACCCGTGAAGACATTACTAGAATTACAGGATATAATCCTATTAATGTTTTAACCTACCAGAAAGCTTTTATTCATAAGAGTGTACTTAGGTTTTTAAGCGATACAGAACTGAAAAATTCCTATGAGCGATTTGAATTTTTAGGAGATTCTGTTCTAAATCTTATTATCGCAGATTTTCTATTCCGTAAGTATCCAAATGAAGAAGAAGGGTTTTTAACAAAAATTAAAACCAAATTGGTTAATGGTAAAACATTGGCATATTTTACTAAAATGTTAAATCTAGATCAATTTTTAGTTATCAGTCAAAATGTAGAAAAGATTAATGGGCGAAAAAATGATCGTATTCTTGAAGACATATTTGAAGCATTTTTATGTTCTATACATTTAGATTTAGGATATAAATATGTAGAACATTTTGTACTTAATTGCGTTCTTAAATTTATAGATTTTGATGAAATTCACGAAGATAATAATTATAAAGACATTTTACTTAGAAAATGCCAAAGGATGCTTCAAATTAATCCAGAATATGAACTGATTTCTACAACTGGACCAGGACACAAGAAAATGTTTACGAGTATAGTTGTAATAAATGGTACACGATATTGTACGGGTGTTGGGTGTACAAAGAAAGAATCAGAACAAATAGCTTCCAAAAATACACTTGAAATGTTCTAAAAAGTTTATATAATATTTTCAAATACAATTTCAATTATATCATCTGGTAGTTTATTGAAATGATTTAAAGAAGAGTGTATGTTCTCTAGATATATATAATTATACCAATTAGAATATTTTTTAATAAAAGCAACTTCGTTGTATTCTAGAAGTATATTCGTTACAGTTAAGGCTGGAGACCAATTAGTATAACATGTAAAACTATTACAGCAATAACATTCATTATCGTTCAATTTTAAAAACTTAGCTTTTGCCCCATACATACATGTATAGAAGAAATATAAAACTTTCGGATCAAATTTTTTATTGATATTTATTTTAGACAAATACATGTCATAATTATTTGCTAGATCGTGGTAGTAAATTTTATAAGGTTTAAATGGATAATTCTCTGGAATCATAAGTCTTAATAAAATTTCATTATTCATTTCAATCTGTAGGATATTTACTTCATCAAAAATTATATAAAATTTTAATTTATCAAAAAATGTTCTAACATGTTCATTACAATCAAATGTATTTATTTGTTCTATTTCCTTATTAACTCTTTTAATAGACATGTTTTTATTATCTAATAAATTATCTCTTTATAAATGTAAAATTTTTAATGAGCGCCTGTACTGCCAAATCCGCCGCTGCCTCTCGAGGTATCAGTATCTACTTCAGAAATTTGAAACTTAGGAAGAACCCCGTCAAATGCTACAATCTGAAAATAACAGCAACCTTCTTGAAGAAGAACATCTGTGTCTCCAATGTTATCAACTACTACCATTACATCTCCGCGATACTTCTTATCAATGATTCCAATTGAATTAGCCAAGCGTACATTTGTCTTGGAAATAGAACTTCTTGGTACAAGCATATATCCTTTATTTTGTTCTCCCTTGAATTTTAGATTAATTTTATGTGATTTAGCACCAGTCGGTACAATTTCCGACTTTTGCATAGGAATATCAAGACCTACGTCTTCGTTTCGACGCGCCTTTTCATATGTTGGATGATTTTTCCAAAAGTAGTCATTTTCAGGATTAACCGTAATAAAAAGTGTCATACAATATTGTAATTATATATGTTGTATCTTTTTAAATCTATTTAAGAACATACAACATATCACATTTATAATTATGTCTCTATTTAGCACCAGTCATCGAGTTATTAATCTATCTAATAAAATTACATTCATTGGAAATGCCGGCTTTGTTAAGATTGTTGACGTTATGCCGCGAGTAATTCCAGAAGGATGTAAGTCTTTGATGTGTGATCATGCTATAGTCCAAGCTGCAAGAGTATCACTTAATGAAGGTATAAAGACAACTGAAAAAGACACCAAATTAATTGATTTTCTAGTTCGTCATAAACACACTAGTCCATTTGAGATGGTAAAGTTTAAGTTTCACGTAAAAGCTCCTATTTTTGTCCAGAGACAATGGATTCGTCATCGTATGGCAAATGTAAATGAAATCTCTGGAAGGTATTCTGTTATTAATCCCGAATTTTATTATCCAAAGGAGATCTACGACCAAGGCAAAATGAACAAACAGATGTCTGGTAATAAAATTGAATGTAAAAAAACAAATGAACTCTTTCAGAATTATATGAGTAATTCTATGAAGCAATACAATATTTACAAACTTCTGGTTGATAAAGGTGTTTCCCGTGAAATGGCCCGAATTGGGCTACCGCAAAATATGTATACAGAATTTTATTGGAGTATTGATCTTCATAATCTTCTTAATTTTATTCGTCTTAGATCTGCTTACAATGCACAATCTGAAATTAAAGAGTACTCTGATGCAATTAAAGATCTAATTACAAGCCTTGTTCCAAATACTATTAAGTCTTATGATAAAGTAAGAGGTCAAGTATAAATACAAAATCTATTAAAAAATTTAACAATCGTAGAAAATCTACCCATCCCTTGCTTGTCTTTAAACTCTTCCATTAACAAATTTTCAAAATTTTGCCTATTTGCTACATTTTTAAGTTTGTTATCGAGAGTATCTGTTATAGATTCTCTCGTAGAGTAATTAAAACTTTCAAATTGTATATCAGAAACTATCTGGAAATACAGTAGTTTTAATTTTAACATTATTCTTGAAAGAGTTTTCTTTTGGTATTTATACAATTTATTTAACATTTCAGTATGAAGTTTATTTTTATTTGTTAGAATGTCTACGTAGTGTTTTTTTTCAAAAACTAAATTGTCTATACCTATTCCTTTATTAACTCTTACAGTGTCATCTTCTATTTCATATTCGCTTTTTGATATAAATGACTTGACTGCTGTCATTATATTTATTATAGTGTCGTGAATTTTAGAAGTTTCTTCAAAAGGGTACATCTTATAATCTATGTCATCAAATGCTGAAAATTCTAAACTCGATGCATTTTCTATAATCGATAAATTATCACTATAATTTCCTATCATTTTCATTAAGAGTTTATAATACTGTCCATACATCTGATACAAAAAGAGATTAAATAACTCTGTATAATTATGAGCGTCTCTCTTGGTCAGGGAAATTTGAAAAAATAAAGTGTCTAAAGACATTGTAAATTCTGAGCTTATTTCTATTTGTTTGATGTATCTTTTATAGATTGAGTCTAATTGTATACATTTATCATCTATTTCTTCTATTATCCTAGTAATGTCGTTCTTATAATCTTCAATTTTAATAAAGTCTTCACTTGACATTTTAAGTTATTAATTACTAAATAAATTATTTTACATTTTATAAATGTCAGCAAGTGAAACTTACAGAGAAGTAATCTGGGAGCCTCACCACGATTCCATTTTTGTAGATTGGGCGGATAAAGCCGCGTGTTACAAATGGTTACACGATAAATCATATCTGAAGTATTCGAGTAAAAGAAATATGTTTACAATTCCTGTTATTATAATGTCTACTTTAACTGGCACCGCCAATTTTGCACTGGAAAGAGTACCTGAAGAATATCAAGACATTTGTTCTGTTATAATAGGAAGTGTAAATATATTAGCAGGAATTATAACCACCGTAGGTCAATTTTTAAAATTAAATGAACTTACAGAAAGTCACAGGACAGCAAGTGTAGCATGGGATAAATTTCACAGAAGTTTAAGAATAGAATTAATAAAAGCACCCGAAGAGAGACCCGATGTTAATTATTTTATGAAAACATCACGTGATGAATTTGATAGACTCATGGAAACTTGTCCTGGTATAGACAAAGGAATTGTAGATATGTTTAGAAAACAATTAACGACTGGAATAGACAAAAATGACGTTCTTCGTAAAAATAAAAATTTTAATAAACTTATTAAACCAGAACTTTTTAATGAAATTAACTCTTTAAAAGATGTTGTATACAAACGTACTGAAAAATCTTCCGAAATTGACATCACAGAGAGAAATAAGATTGAAAAATTAATAACTGAAAAACAAATTTATGATGAAAAAGTTTCAAAGGTAACCGATTTTGTAGGAGCATTTCAAAACAAATATTCTCGTAGACCATCACAGGAAGAAATATTCTCAAATCTCAAAGATGAAGTTGATGTACCAGATATTAAAATAATCACGGAACAAATAGACACTGATTAATTGCAAAAAAATACATTTCTTAATACATTTAAATAAATATATTATAAACTGTATAATATGCAAGTTGATAAACTGAAAGAGTGTCTTACAAATTTAGCACTCAGATCTGGTTTTGATGCTTTTGAAGATTTTGTAAAATACAAAGAAAAGAACGTTTGTAATGGTACTTACAAAGCTGTTTATCCAGAAATTCAGGTAATTTCTACAACAGATGACAAAATGTATGTAGATAATTTAAAAGTGATGACGGCACAGAATTTATATGATAGCAAATCCGGGGATATTATAAAACTAACTGATGAGATGTCTAAAAAGCTGAATATATCGGCGCCGCCAATTGGTTGGTGGGCATCTGAAAAATGGGACGGCATTCGGGCATTATGGGATGGAGAGAAAATGATATCACGTGGTTCAGGCGTTGGTAAACCAAAAGTTTACACTTATGTACCGGAATGGTTTAAAAATGTATTGCCACCTGGTATACCATTAGATGGAGAAATATGGATCGGTAGAGGTCTTTTTCAAAAAACAAGCAGACTTTCTACAATCAAACCAGGTAAAAGTTACACGACAGAACAAATTGAGAATATATGGGCTGGCGACACTGATCCACCCGTGGTTTTCAAAGTGTTTGATATTCCCAATGATCCTCGACCATTTGAAAGAAGAATGGCTTTTCTACAAACTGTTGTAAAAGATCGCAAAGTATGTTGGAATAAAATAGAGTATCCTGGTAAAAAAATATTTCCTCTTCAGTTCACCGAACAAGTTAAAATTAAAACAATGGAACAACTTGTGAATTTGTATACTAAATTGACTTCGGAGGGAGCAGAAGGTATCATGCTAAGAGCTTCAGGTTCGCCCTATCAAACTAAAAGAAGTAAATACATGCTTAAGTATAAAATCAAAGAAGACTCCGAGTGTATACTTCGAGAATATATTCCAGGAGATGGAAAATACACTGGTATGCTTGGTTCTTTAAAGTGTGAATTAACGACAGACGGTAAACCAAACGGTATTTTCACGCAGATAGGAACAGGTTTAAATGACGCACAAAGAGAAAATTATAATAATCCAAATTCGGCAGAATTTATGCCATTAGGAAGTGTAATCTCATTCAGTTATATGGAGATGACAAAGGAAGGTGTACCACGTCATCCAGTTTATAGAGGAATTCGCGATGACATACATATTCAGAAAAAAATGAATGTACCTGTAAAAGATGTTAAAAAAATTTTGTCTAAACTGATTGCTAAAATAGTTTCCGAAAAAGAAGCAAATTGGACTTTCAAAGTTAAAAGTTATAAACAGGCTAATGAAATTTTAAAGGATACTATGAACCTAAATTCAGTAGAAGACTACATCAGGGTTCTAAGAGAAGGAGATATGAAATTAGCGGGTGAAGAAAACTTTAAAGCTAAGAATGGAACATGGAAAAGCTCTATCCTACAAAAGATAGACAGCATTCTAAAAACAGGACAAACTGATGGGATATCTCTTACGGAACAAGATCAGAGATCTCTTGCCATTGAAAATCTTACCAAAGTTCCAAACATTGGACCAAGTACAGCTGCAAAAATATACGACACAGAAGAAATTACTACAGTTGAGGAACTAAAGTATCTTTATTCAATAAACAAAGACATCTTGAATGAAAAACAAGCAATTGGTCTAAAACATTATGAAGACTTGATGCGCAGAATTCCTCGCAAGGAAATGGACACATGGAATGAAATACTGACAGAAATTTTCAAAGAGACAATGGCTGAAATGGATTTATCAGGCGAACTTATACTTGCCGGTTCTTATCGTAGGAAAACTCCCGACTCTGGGGACATTGACGCCTTAATTACTACAGATGTTAAAAATCCAAGAGTAATGAATACATTTTATAATAATTTAGTTAAAAGGGGTGTAATAGAAAAAACTAATACATTTGCGAAAGGACCCACTAAGATAATGGCTGTTGCTAGCATTGATGAATACTACCGTCACCTCGACATCTTTTATCACCCTATAGAAACCTTTCCATTTGCTATACTTTTCACAACGGGTTCTAAAGAATTTAATGTGAAAATGAGAAAATTTGCTCTTGATAAAGGCTATTCATTGAATGAACAGAACTTAACTAAAAAGTCCACCACAGGTCCAAAAGTGACCGAAAATGAGTACCTTACTATTATAGAAAAACATTTTCCAGAAACAGAGCGAGACATCTTTGATTTTCTTGGATATCCTTATATTCCTCCGGAAATGAGATAAATAATAATAAAATTTAAAATAATTTCATATTAATAAATGACTAATTGTTATTCATATGAAAATATTGCTGAAAGTCAAAATCCACTTTTCAAAAATGTCGATTTAACAATCGTTTTAACAATGAAAGATTCTGATAGGTTTAAGAAGGATCCTCTCCTTTTAAATTTATCAAAGAAAACTATATTTCAAATAAACAAAGGATACAAGGCTTGTAAAAAACCAGATACTATCAAAAGAACTGTAGAGGATTTAACACATGCTTATTATACAGCGTTTGAGTATTCTAAAAATTACGGGAATGTTATAATTCTCGAAGATGACGCAGAAGTTCTAAACTATAATCCAGTGCATTATAAAAAAATAGACAGATATATCGGTTCTAATGATTTTACGATTATTTCTATGGGATCGCTTGGTTTTTTCACTAAAAAAGACGAAATGTTTTACGAGACTCATCCAATGGCCCATACACAAGCTCAGATTATATCTAAAAAAACCAGGGACAACGTTCAAAAATTAATGTTAAATAAAAAATTTATCGGACACGTTGATGCTGTATATTTTTCAGAACAAAATGTATTAGTGTATCACGAACCCCTTATCGTCCAAGTTTTATCTGAGACAGAAAATTTCAAAAACTGGGAAGGGGCACCGTTATGGGCTCATAGACTTACTACTAATATACAAGGACTTAGAGACGATAAAACGGGTTGGTATAAAGCTTATTTAATTTGTAAATCAAGTGCAGAATTTAGAGAATATAGACTAAATGTATGTTTTCTTATCATTACATTACTGATACTTTATTGCAAAAAATAATTAATATTAAAAAGATAATGTAATGTATAATTAATACATACCCATCGATGGAACCATTTAAAGATCCCAAGGTAGAAGAACAATTCAATAAACTTGTTAAAAACTTTCTATCTAAAAATGAAAATTTTGATATGTCCAAATTTATTGGAGGAATGCCTATTACCTTAGAAAAAACAGACATGCCAAATTTAATGATCAAGGGTCCGAATGGTAGATCAAAATATACTGTTACTCAGAAAGTTGATGGAACGAGATATCTTATGTACATCGGTCCTGACACCGGTGTAGCGAATATAAAACAAAGAAAGGTGTGTTTTGTAGACCGCAACATGAAACTAAATGTTATATCAAATTTCAACTTACCGGATGTAAATACTCCTGAAATGCTTTTAGATGGAGAATTAGTATTTTTTGACATCAATGGTAAACCTCATAGAGAACTGGATCCTGTAAAAATAAGGGGAGTTTCTTTTATGATATTCGACATTTTATTTGGACCTGAAAAAATTTATATTGACTCTGACGGTAAAAAAGTAATAGGACAATCTTTTTCTATGATGGTTCCAGAAGATAATAGACTTCGTAGTGAACCATGGCCTTATATATCAAGATATGACATTCTTGCTAAAATGATAGATCCAAATTTGACTCAATTTAACAACGGAGAACCACTATTACCAAATGCTTTTAAATCTGTAGACGCCTTCAATATTGAGCTCAAGCCAATTTATTTTCTTGATAGTCTATTGTCTGCTACATTACCACTATATAATGCAGTAGGTTCTGGATGGCTTCAGACACAATTGAAACAACATCGCAAAAATTATTATGATTACATCGCCACTATAAAGCTAAATGCGGACAAATTTAGGGGTAAATTAGAACTAGACGGTCTAATTTTTACTGCCGCGGATACATTGTATACAATTGGAAATTGGAATAATCTACTTACCGGACAATACAAATGGAAACCTCCCGCGGAACAGACAGTTGATTTAAAAATAGTTAAAATTACGGATACAACCGCTAACGTTCAAGTTGTAAAAGGAAATACATTGGAAATTTTTCAAGATCGCGGGCGACCCATTGTTGTAAATGTTCCAGCATCTGTAAAATCTGGATCCGTACATGAATTTTCAGCAGATTTTAAGTGGAGAAACCCAAGAACAGATAAAACAAGACCAAATGCTATAAGAACTGTCTTGAATGTTATGCGAAGCTTTAAAAATCCAGTAAATGTAGACAATATTATCGCTTTTCTCAATCCAGACAATGAAAAAGCTTATCGTATTATACTCGAACATTCTTCAAAGGCTAAATTGTTCAAATGTATAGCCGCCTCAGAAAATGTTAAACTATTAAATCAACAAGACATCTTTAAAATTGAGGAGATGATTAAAAATGTAAACACGACGAAAGACATTGAAGTCGAAATGAGACTTGGTAAAATAAATAAAACGGGAAAAACTTTTTTCAATCCCATTTTATCAAGAACAGATTTTGAAAAAATTCTAAATGTAATCGAAAGATTTGGATTTAAGAAGGAAATCTCAGATTTTATAGACATCTACGATCAAGGTATCAGAACACGCTACATATATTCATATGACTTCGGAAAATTTATGCAATATGAAAGTGTGATCAAGAATAGATTATCAAATGTAGACATTGAAATTGCTAATGTGTTGTCTTTTGATACTCGATTTTCTTTGTCTACTGAAACGCGAGTAATGAAATCTAACACCACCGGTGATACAAAAAGAAAATACCGCATTTCTTTCACTGAACCAAATTCATTATTTAGAGTAGATTTTACAGCTATAACATCAGTTCAATACTCTCCAGAAACTAGAATGTTCAAAAATAACGATAACACCGATGAAAAGTTTCAAATAGAAATTGAATTCATCAGTGATAATATCAATGTTAACGAATTATTTAAATTTTTAACACATCTACTCAGCATTTGAAAGTTTTAAAACAGTTCCAGAATTTACTAATGTATTGTCCTGAGAAATGTACCATTCATCAGGGTCACTGAAAAGTGATATATCAAGTGGTCTGAATTTAGTGTACAAATTATTTAAAACAGTGTCATACATTTCTTTTCTCTCTGTTTTACCCAATATACTTATCTTGCGTTTAGGAACAATATTTCCAGAGGAATCCCTGTTAATTTTAACTTTAACATACTCACCTCGTAGTAATTTATCTGGAATTTCTCTTTTTGTAAATTCATACTTATTAAGAAAATTTAACCCTTCGGGGAAAGACATGTCACTGTGTCCGAATTTAATAATTGAACCTTTTGTAAGTTCTAATACTTGAAGTTCAATTATGTCGTCAGTGATGTCCTTTTCACCCCACGTTATGTAATCACATACATTCTCATTTATGAATACTAATGTATTCGTTTTATTTTCAGATGTAAAATAATTGCTACCTTCTATTACATCCGTAAAAAAATCAGGGAAAGCAATAATTTCATCTGAGATGCTATTTAATATAGAATTTTGTAACTCTGATATTGTCTGATTTCTTCTATTAAATGGAACTGATATATAAGATTCTTCATAATAAATTAAATCAATTATGTGAAATTCATTTACATTTTCTATCTCATTCTTTCTTAGATATCCGAATAAAATGATGTCAGTGTCGAATTTATTAGAAATTTCAGAATCTATACTGTTTAGATCTGAATTGATGTAAAAATTTCCACCGGGTCCAAGACACAGGAAAAATGGGTAACTATTACCAGGTACAGATTTTACTACAAATGGAACTGTTTTGAATAAATTAACACTAAACACTGTAAGATTTCTTTTAGTAATTGAAACATCTAAACTGCTGAAAATTGCCGAGTTCTCAGGTAAATTCTTTTCATTTAATTCTGAAATTTTATTTTTAATTAAATTACCATCCTGATTTACAAAAAGATTTAATTTTTTAAGATTAAGTTTGACGCAATCTATCAACTGATTTTTATCGAATGTATTCAATCCTGGAAATACTCTTGTGTCTCTTTTAAATGCTTCTCCTTGAACTGTGGTAATTTCTCCATCCTGTGTCCTAACAGTATAGTCATTAGACTTCTTACTTTTTTTCTTAATTACAGTTACAATTTCATTTTTCCCATTTAAAGAAATTTCAGCTGTTGAACCAGGGGTGTTACTATCGGGTATTAAAATTCCAGAACCAAGATCTTCTCCATTTATTATATTGTATTTCTCGGCTTCGGCTTGATTTCTTGGAAAGCCTTTTATTAGATAATCTCTCATAAGCTGAACTGATTTTTCACTTTTTGCTTTACAACATGGATACCAAAGTCCGTCCGGACCCTGTACTCCTTCTGGGCTTAGATATTGATAATTTGGATCTGGACAAGTACCACTCCAAGAATATGGATCTGGCCTTTTTCCTTCTTTCCATGTATTTCCATCGTCGTCTACTCTTGTCTGTGTATTTCTGCACACAGATGATGGAACGGCGTTTCCAGATACAGTGTTATAAGCTTTGATTTCCTTGGAAATCTTGTCTATTGCTTTATTTGTAAGAATGTCTTCTTGCTTTTTGAATAGTTCATTGAATGACATTACTACATTTTCAAATAATTCTTTTTTAATAGATGTATTACCCTCTTGACATAATCCTTGTTGTATATTTTTATCGCTACATCTAGATAATGTCATAGTGATAGTTCCGTATTTATTTATTATACACGTCATCTTTAACCCTGGGGCTGGAGTATTTACAAAACGAATGTATTCTTTAGACATTACTCCTGTACGAGTCATTCTACCCAAAGAATATTCCCAATCTATTATACGAATGCCGTCGAAAATTATTACTTTTTTACCGGATGTAGTAGTTTCTACTTCAGTGATACTACTAGATATTATCTCTCCAGAAGAATCAAATGGACTTATTAAATTGTCTAAATTTTCAAAATCTATTTGTTTCCCGTTGAAATTTTCAAGTGTAAACTGTCCGGACATTGAATGGACGTAAGAATAATCGTCAAATAATTTGTATTCTGATGAACCAGTTATTTCTTCTAAAACTTCCGTATCTATTACTTCAGAATCTTTTAACCTCTCAATTAATTCAGATACCATGTCATTGTACTCTTCCTGGTCTTCCGGAACATTAATTAAATTTATAAGACCATTTTTACTTATTCTGATAGATGTCTTATTATCAGATTTTTGATAAGATATTATAACATTATTCAAAAATTGTGTTGTTGAAGTTTTAGCTGCTAATTTTTTAGGACCTCTCTTTTTAAAAACACCGCCTGAATCAAAAGAAATCTCTGTCAAAATATTTTCATTCTCTTCATTTAAAATTTCATCTGGAGAAATTTCGTCGTCTAATAATAAAACCTTTTCATTAAGTTCTTCCTGTGTTATAATTCCGTCATTGATTTTATTTTTGATGTCATCTAGGTATCCGCTGTAACTTGGAACTAGAATATAATCTTTTAATCCCTTCACTGTAAGCATCAAACTTTCCGGTAAAGGTGTGTCGCAATCTTCTTTATGATCCTCTGGACCTATAGCATCACAAACGCTACAATATAGTCCTTTTTCTATCGGACCTATTGGTGGCCGGTTATAATTGTCATTTATCGTTTCGTCGCCCAAGAATTTTTTTTGAGATAAACTTAGACTGTAGAAACCTTCTTCATCTTCATCTAATGGAAAATCAGTTTTTAATTTGTCAATGTCTATAATTTCTTCAGGTGTATCGAATTTATTGATAAAAACGTTGATACCATTGATTTTAATCTCGGATGACATTTAATATATATAAAACATTATTTATTTGGGAGTTAAAATAGATATAAAAAATGTATTTATAATGTAACAATACACAATGTCGACTAAAGAAATAGACAATTTTAATAAACTTTTCGAGGAATTTCTGGAAAAAATAATATCAAAGTTTCCGTATGCAAGACTTAAGACTTATTATCGAGGCTTTAAGATTTTAAAAACAACTTCGCCGGCGACTCCTGCTAATTTATTTATGGCTGGCTGTGTAGATTATAAAGCTCAGATAAAACAAAGAGACGACAATTTCTTCTTAAAGAGTAAATCTGTTAATGACACTGCGAAAAATTTTGGTAATTTTACAGAAGATTGCGGTCTTGATACGTACTGGAATGAGCTTACACCAACTACAAAGAAAGCCATATGGGACTACATCCAGTCTCTTTTTGTACTTGGAGAAATAATTGTAAACAAAAATAAGACTTTATTTGATAAGTATAATAACATGTACGCGTCTGATTATAAGTCCGAAATTAATAATTTACATACGGAAAATTTTTCTGTAGAATTCCTGGAGAAAATAAAATAATTATGTAATATTAAATGACATCTTATTGGTTAAGTAACTTTTGTTCTTTGTTTTCATCGGTTAATATTATCCCTTTTACATCCGACGACAAAAATTATCAATACAATTCTCTAACTAGACTTATAATTTTAGTAACGGTATTAGGTTACATTTACACACAGGATATAAATGTTATATATTCGGGTCTAGTTTCACTAACATTATCTGTTGTATTTTACTTTCTAACATTTAATACACCTGGCGTAGAAAATTCAATTGAAAATTACAAATTAGAAAAAGAAACACCAGCAGACAAAATCGCGATGTCTGATGAGTTACAAAATCAATTGAATCAAGTATCACTAGATTATACTCCTCCAGATACTGATGACCAACGCAAACACATCTATTTTCTAGACGGAGATCAGTCTAAATCAAAAATTACAAATGAAACGATTGATACTTCTGAATTTTTACCTTCTGGACCAAAAGTTATAAATTCTATTACAAAAAATATATCAAAACTAAATAGAAATATTTAAATTAAAATATTTTATTATATAATAATGGAATATACAGGAGAAACCGCTAAATCCAAAATCATAGACTACAATTCGGAAGGCAGATATAATCAACAAATTGATTACGCTGTGTTACATTCTGCTAAGGTAGAAGATAGAGCTGTAAAGGCTCTAGTTAAATACAATAAAGAACAGATAGAAGGTAAAGCAATGACTAAAAAGTTAAGACCCGTTGTTGTAAGAACTAGAAATAAGGCTATAGATCTTACTTCGGCGCCAGCTGGTATGAATGAAAGATATACCGAGAAATTGGTGTCTTATAATAACAGGTATTATATGTTATATGATACCGAAAATATTAATTCTGGCGACAAGGATTATGAATTCACACTTACCGATTATACTAAAAACACGGCTAAAGATGTTCCCTTTACAAGAACATTAAATTATAAAAATTTAGATGAAACAATTGGTAGCTCAAAAATACTTAATAAGGATGTGATTACTAACTCTGGAAGACTAAGT